ACGCTCTCCGACAAGATGGGTGAGGTGCGTAAGACTACCGGCTTCTCTGCCGAAGAGGTAGGGCGGCTCTCTAACAACCTTGCGAAGCTCGACACCCGCACGCCTATCCAGAACCTCATGGACTTGTCTGCTGCTGCCGGACAGTTGGGCTTGCACACCCAGGAAGACGTGCAGGGCTTCACCGAGGCTGCCAACAAGATGCTGGTCGCCCTCCCCGAGATGGGACAGGAAGGTGCTACGGAGATGATGAAGATTGCCATCTCGACGAAGGAGGTGGACAGGATCCGTAAGGAGATGGAAAATGGCACCATCGAGGGCTCGTCGGCTACCGCTGTGGCCATGGAGAAGATTGCGTCTACCATCGACCGTCTGCGTGCCACCACTGCTGCTGCCGCTCCACCTATTGCCGACTTCGTGAAGCGTGTCGGTGCCGTGGGTGCGCAGAGCGGTATCACTGTGGATCAGGTAGCCGCCCTCGGTGCCACCGTTGACTCTCTCGGTATGGGTACCGAGATGGCTGCCACGGCTATCTCCCGTATGATCCCGGCTATCAAGAACCATGCGTTTGATATTGCGCGGGCTATTGGAGTTACGCCAAAGACCATTCGTGATTTGTATGATGGCGGTAAGGCTATGGATGTCATTCTGATGATACTGCAACATATCCACGACCAGAATTTGAACCCGGACGGTATCGAGAAGCTCTTGGGCACGGGCGGCATGGGCGAGATCATGAAGGAACTCGACCAGCAGGGTGCTCGTGCCGGCATCGTGTTCGCAGGACTGTCGCAGAACGTTGGCGAACTGCGTAAGAACCTCGGTACGGCCAAGGAAGCCTATGCCGACAATATTGCCATTCAGCAGGAATATGACAAGATGAACGACACCACCGCTGCCAGATGGGAACGCTTAAAGAACCAGCTTCAAGAGTTTTTCGTTAGCGATTCCTCTCAGAAGTTCTTTGGCGGTATCATCAGTGCTTTACGTGTGTTGGTCAATATCATTACTGATGACGGGCCTATTGGCAAAGCCTTGCGATACACGGCCGTTTACCTCGCGATGCTGAAAGCGAAGTGGACCGAAGCTATCGGCTCTGGTATCATGTATTTGGGTAAGCTCGTCTTTACCACGAAAGCCTCTACTGCTGCGTCGGCTGCTGATGCCACCGCTAAGACCTTTGAGACTACCACAACCGTTGCACTCGGAAATGCCAATGCTACCGCCGCAGCTAAGACGAATCTGTTCACAGCTGCATGGCGTAAGTTGAACGCAGCGCAAAAAGCGAATGTAATTGCAGCTGTGGCAATGGCTATCGTATTGCTGACTGTGGCTGCGGTAAGGTTTGTTGTGCAACTTGCTTCGATGACGAGAGCTCAGAAAGAGATGAATAAAGTCCAAGACCAGGCGGAAGAAAAAGCAGCGGAAGAAAGTAGCCGCTTGGAGCATCTGAGAAAGATCGTCAATGATAACACAAGATCGGTGAAAGAAAGAAAGGCGGCTATCCTTGATATACAGAAAGTCGTACCTAACTATATCGCCACCGTAAACGGAGAAGGAAACGCTTATAAGCGAAACACGGAGTTGTTAAATGGCTATATCAAGAAGCTCAAAGAAAAGGCGCTTGTCGAGGGAGCCAAGGAAGAAATGCAGTCTTTGGGTAAAGAGATAGCTCATACAACGGTGCAAATTGCCAAGCAAGAAAAGGCCATTAAAGACCGGCGCAAGGAAGCATCTGACGCTATGCAAACAAGGCCGCAGACCTCGCAAGGATCTGCTGCCCCCGTAGGCGTACAAGCACGGGCCGCTGCGTCGATGGAAATGCTCGGAATGCAATCGAAGTTGAAAAGTCTGCAAAATAAGAACCGTGAGGCCAACGACGCATTGCAAACCTTACAAGACAACTTCGGAAAGCAAATTGCCGAAAGCGACCTTGCAAACTCTCCTGGTAAAAAAGGAAACGGAGATTGGAACGATGGTGGCACTGGTGGTACTGGTGGCGGCAAGGGTGGCACCGGCGGTGGCGGTGGCACCGATAAAAACAGCCCTTGGGGAGCAAATCCAGATGCCGCTTCTACCGACTGGAAAAAATACAATGGAAAAGAGTTGGTTGCCCGCCGCAAGCAGATGAATGAGTTTGTCTTGGCTCTCCAGGGCGACACCGATGTGGAGAGTGTGCTGAGCGAGGATCCCGCACTGATGGCGGCGATGAAGAAGGGAAAGGTGAAGAAGGATGCGAACAGCGTCATCGCGTGGTACGACAAGCAGCGTCTTGCCATACAGGACGTGCTCCACTCCCGTGCCCTCACCAACACCGGCAACTGGAAAGACCCGAAGGTGGCGCACCATCGGGCGAAGTCGATCAGTGCCATGGTGAAGAACGATATGTCTTACTACATGGACGAGCTCGACGCTTACTACACCGAGCAGAAGTCGCAGATCGAGGACGCACAGAACAGTGGCTTGATCACCGAAGAGGAGGGTTGGCGACGGCTCTTGGAGAACGAGCGCATCTACCGTCAGCGCCGTGCCGAACTGCAACAGCTCTATGCCGGGAAGACGAAGGAGGTGACGCGGCAGGAGGCCAACAACATCTATTCCATCATTGCCGAGCGCACGGGCGACAGCGCCGACTTCATCAAGGTGAATATCGGCAAGACCAACGACCTGATCCATCAGGCGGGACTGAAGAACGCCGCCATCGAGCGAAAGATCATCGGAGACCTCGACAAAGGTACGGAACAGGACTTCCTGAAGATGCGCACGGCAGTGAAGAAACAACTCGATGCCATTGAGGAGATTGTCAGCAAAGAACGTCCTTTCGACGGGATCGTGAAGAACCTGCGGCAGAACGTGGAGAAGATGGGTATCATCTATACCGACCTCGACAAGCAAAAGGAGAAGCTCATCCTCTCTGGCAAGGGAAATGGCAGTGACGAGATGAAGGCGCTCAACGAGGAGTATGCCAAGGAGCGTCCGAACCGTCTGACGTTCCTCTTGAAAGAGAGTGAGAACGCTTATCAGAAGACTGGCGACACCCTCCTGAGCGACATGCGCGCCAACGGCTTCTCCAGTTGGGCGGATGCCATCACTAAGAGCGACGATGCCGAGAAGCTCAAAGAGGCACTCGTAGCCCAGCTCCATACCGTCTACGACAGTGTGCAGGATGCCATCAAGAAAGAAGCTTCGGAGGTGAAGAAGCAGGTGGACATCGCCTGGAACGATACCAACGTCCCGCTTATCGGTGGCAAGAGCATGAAGAATCTCTACGAAGCAGCGGCAAATGCCCTCGGCGTGGAGCAGCAGAGCGTGAGCCGTGCCAACAGTCTCATCGGGGCGGGTGCCGCCTCGGAGCGGGTGGCCGACAAGCTCGCCATCCGACAGCTCCAGATCCAACTCAACATGCAGGAGCACTACTATGCGCTTGTGCGCAAGATTGGCCAGCAGCGCGTCGACGACCTCAAACGTCAGGAGGAGCAGTACCGTAAGCAAGGTGACTACGCCAAGGCGGAGGAAGCGGCCCTCGATGCCAAGCACGCGAAGATGAGTCTTAACCTCACACTCTCGGAGGAGGAGACCGACCTCGCCAAGCAGCGTGCGGAGATCAACGCAAGGGTGGAGGAGAGTCAGAACCGCCTCTATACCTCACTGAAGGAATGGGGCACGTTGCTCTCATCGTCGATGCAGAGCATGTTCGAGGCGAGCAACACGGGTGCTGCTGACTATTACAACAACCTCGCGAAGATGCGCCTCACGGGTGAGGGAAGTGCGGGAGGCACTTATGTCATCATCGACAACGCCGGGACGAAGGATGCCCAGGCCCACTACGAGAACCTCGATGGTGAGGACGCTCTGAAACGGCAGTTGGAGATTGAGCAGCAGAATGCCGTGGCGGATGCCTGGAAGAAGGTGATGGATGACATCAACAAGAAGATCTCCGACCAGATCACCGACTGGATGAACGCCGCCTTGCAGACACAGTCCATCGACGCCAACACCGCGGCCTTGGAAGCCAACACCGCTGCCCTCTATGCCACAAGACCGAAAAACGAAGGCACGGCTGCTCCG